CCTCACTGACTCTGAATGCATAGTTATTGTTCTTTTTATTTTTATTGTTGGGAGCCTCAATCTGCTTAATTATAAGTTTTCTTATGTTTTCAATCTCTTTGCTTTTCTGAGTCTTGCTTGTGTAATTCATATGTGTTGACTCAATATCATTCTTTTTTAACACTGGAAACTCTACATTTGCTATCTCGTCTAAAATTATCTTGAATACTTTCCCTTCATTCATCTCTTTTGCTATTGTTAGGAATAAGTTATCAAAAGTCATCACATTTTCACTTGAGCTTAACAAGTTATTAACTAATGTAAGCTTATCAATCGGGGTTTTGGAAGACTTTGTCAAAACTTCAAGATAAAAAGAATCACCTAAAAGTAGTTCGATTAAGTTTTTTTTCGGCAAATTAGGTAGTTCAATTAGATTTGTACTTGAGAACAAGTTTGGACTGGAGAATCTTAATAATGTCCATCTTTGATTCATGCTTTTTATTTCAAGGGCTTGTCGATCAACAACATAATCACCATCAATAATCTCATACTGTGGGTACACAGGGTCCTTGATTGAGATTTTATCAACTTGTATTATGGGCAAAATCAGGGCATTATCATTAATAAATGCCATATGCTGACTTTCAAAAAAACGGTAATCAGGTCCACTCTTTTGTACGAAAGTCTTGAAGCTCCGTTGAAATGTTTTAACTACTTTAGATATCTCATCACTTAACTCATTAATCTGTGTCTTCCTTACTTGAATCTCATTTATAAATAGTGTTTCATCTTCCAACTTTTGCAGCTTTCTGTCACCCATTAAACCTGCACCTACTTTAAATAACTCTAGAGCGATGCCTTTACTAACATCTTCTGTGTATAGCAAAAAAAAACCATTTTCACCCGCCATGATTGCTCTGTGCCCCCTCAATTTAAAGTCTAGTATTGACCTCGTGTAACTCTTCCCAATTTTTTTTCCAGCTTTTAAAAAGTTGTAATAAACTATTTCATTCTGCACATTCAATGCCTTAAAGATGTTATCATTTTCATAAAGGTCAATCTGCATGTATGCAAGGCATTTCATATCATGTATTCCCAACTCATTTGTGGTCAAGGTTTCTAAGGTTAAATTCCTTAATAAATCACCTGCATTGGCATTGAAAAACTTTACAAATGTGTAGTTAAAAAAATTCTTTACATCACTATGTGATTTTTTTACTGTTACTGTTAAAATTGCATACAATGTTATCAGTGTAAGAAAGCTTGCTTTTGGGGTTGACATATATTCATTCATCCAAATCAAATCTTCAAATTCCATGTTAAATGGGTTCTTTAAAACAGCTGTTCTTAAAAAAGGTTTATTGTAGAGTTTTTTCAGAAGGCTACCTTTTGCTAAATGATCAGCTATATATTCTTTTATGTTTTGCCTATTGCTAGTGAATGATAACTGACCTTTAAGTTTCTTATTCGAGCCTTTATAGACATTATAAGTATAAAGAATCTTTTCATTATCCGTCATGCCAACAAGAGAATCAAGCTGTTTTTTTAGGAATTCGGCTTCTTTTTTTACATTTAAATTTGGGTTCAAAGAGTGGTTATCCAGTATATAATCTTCATGATTGAAGATGTATTGTATCAAGTATTGAATCGGGGTGTCAAACATATGAAGATTGTAAAAATAAGGGGACAAACTTGACTTGACAACGGGCATTTTCTTGAAGTAAGAAGCTTCAGTATCAAGTGTTTTCACTGTCTCGTAGAATAGTTCCATTGTCACATCACCGCCAGTGAGCCTTTGGATTGCAATATCTTTTGGAAGAAACTCAGATGCTTCAGCAATGATTTTATGCATTAAGGATTTTAAACTTTCACGCTCATATCCTCCAAAAGTCACTACGGGACGCTTAACAAAGGCGGCAATCCTTAAAGTTGTCTGCAACCTAGAACTCCGAGAGTACGCCTTTAAATACCCATTCTGTATATAAAAACTCTTTAAATAATTAAGTAATAGTTTTGGCTGGTTAGGTTTCAAGAATTTATAAGATGGATGAGCAATTAAGAATTCTTGTGATTCCTTGAAATTTATGTCAAACTTTTTGTGTATTGATTTAATGTCTATCTCTTTATAAAACGCCGAAGAAAACTTAATGTGTGGGAGCTGTAAACTTAAATCATCAACTTGAACTTTGGAGTTACTAGCTAAATAAGATACAGCACGCTTTGCTTCAAGTGTTCCAAATTTCATCAATCTAAAAGAGTTTATATTGCTTGTTGAGATGTAATGAAGGAGGGGATGAACTTCTGGTAATCCACCTAATTCAACAGGATAATTATATATGTCGATTATTCCACTCACATCATTCTCCATGCCTTTCTCCATAGAATAGAGTCTTCTTATAAGCCATGAGTGTAGCTTACTAAATAGTAAAGTCACACTACTTTTAACCCCTAGTCTAATCAATTCACCAGCTCTAGATGAGATAGTGCACATATCTTCATAATAACCTAAACCACTCAATGCACTGCTAACTTCCTTCATTTTTTTTATCTGTGGGTAGCACATGTAACCCTGAAAATTATAGAGAGACACAAATTCTTTAAGGAAATCTGTTATAAATGTTTTTTTTGATGAGTCTGTAATATTCGCCATTCGCATGCCAACAGTAATAAAAGTCTTGAGGGTTTTTAGCTCATGATAATGGCATATTAAATCAATGCTATAATCATCACTGTGTTCCAAATGAAACATTAAGCAACTTTTTAATGTAATAGATTCAATTTGATACTTAATATATTCATAGACAATACTGGCCTTAAATGAAGAGAAATAATTAAAAATGCCCATCAAAAAATTTTGGTTAAGTGTGATGTAATCATTACCGTCATCTTTTATTTTTCTTAATAAGTTGAGATTCTCATTATCAGGGAAACCTTCACTTGAGTTGAAGACAGACTTAAACAATTCATGTGGTATTCTAAGCTTCTTTTTCTTCCATGATTCGAAGATTAAAAAAAACAACCTTGTTAATCTTGAACCTAATCTTGGCCGAAGTTTAATTAAGATTATTTGGAAGACTTCCAACATCTCTGAAGCAGACCATTTTGAACAATCTCCATTAATATAATATGCTTTCTTGCGATTTAATTCACTAGCTCTCATAGTAGTCTCCATCATCTCTTGTATCCTATTCAGTTTTAAGTCACCTGGAATTGTAATACACTCAGTGCGTATTTTCATGCACACTCTCTTAAAGAACTCCTCTAAACATTTTATTGCGTACTTTGTTGCGATATCTAAAATGTAAAATTCTCTCTTGGGGCCATACTGTACCTTAATACACATATCCACAAGAGCTGTCTTCTCTTGATTTGTGTATAATGTTGCATGCTTTATCAAAGAGTTCTGGAGATCAACTTGTTGGTCAAACCCTATTTTCCTATTATTAATAATTAAGGCATCGTTAACTTTGCACCTTTCCTTCATTTGTGAGTTTTGATTATCCTTAACAGTGTGGTTTACATCACTTGTAAATATGCTAGCTTTTGTGGAGCCAAAATGTGCTATTGGTTTTTGGAAGAATGGCTGCTCTATTATTGATTCCATATCTAAGCTCCTGTATGTTTCTAAAAAATGATCAGTTGCCTTTGATATAAAGCTTGCAGAAAAGCCCATTTCATGATTCTTCAATAAACTCTCTAGATTCAAGTGTAAGCCAACCTTCTCATCTTCCCCCATCTTTTTATACATATCATCAAATTTTAATATTGTTTTAAGGCATTTAATATTTTCATGATATGTTGAAGATGGCTCTTTAATCGTATGAGCATAAATATGGACAGTGTCTAAAAAATCATTAAAAGTAAAGCAATGACCACCAGCGCCCCAAAGAAATGGCATCTTTATTTTCCCACGGAATTTATCATCAATTTTAGGACTGTCTTCCATTTCAAATAAATAATGCTCAGCCTCTTCCTCAGCGTCAAATGGATCATTTTCTACAAGATAAGATTCTCTCATATGTAATTCATGAGTTACACGAATTGCAATTTTAAAAAATTGAGTATAAAAGAATGACAATAAAATTGAATTTATAGGAAGAGTTAACTTATCCTTGAGGAGTTCTGCTGTCTTCGAATTCAAAGATAATGAACCCATCATTATATACTTAAAATCAGTTAAATATTCTGCTAGTTTTTGAGTTGCATTTAACCCTATAATTACTCTCGTTGTGAAATACTCTTGGATAGATGAGTTTACATAGTTACGTGATAATCGAACCTCATCTCTAGATAATTGGGAAAGCAAATTCTTAGTTCCACTACTTAATGTATTGAAGAAAACATCAGACATGAATGTCAATTTTTCCAATTTTAATCTTCGCCAACTTGTCTTAAAGATTGTATTTCGAGAGGTTTTAACATACTGAACATCACCATAAACTTTAGGAAGCTCCTCACCTTCAGGCAATATCCCGATGAAGTAAAATGCCACTCCTGGATCCTTATTCCTCTTTTTCCTCTGACAAACTGCAACACACACTATATTTGACAAGCCACCGCATAAGAGTGCAATTTCGGAGTCATTTGAATTTCTTGAGCCAACCATTATTAGTTCTCTGCAAATTATGTGATAATTCCAGGCTAATCTTGCTGCCTTTGTTTGCAGGCACAAAAGGAATGGCTCTTTATATTCCTTTATCATATCACTTTTCAATTTTTTAACATTTGGATCATCTGCAAATAAATCACTGTCTAAAATGTATGTCGGAGAAGAAAGCCAATTTTCTGATTCTAGAGTCATATCCTCAAGATAACTCAACACCTCCCTGTAATCATTCTCATTAGGTATGAGAGTTTTTATCTTAGAGGAGGCTTTCTTTTGCTTAGAGTTAGGGTTTGTTTTTTTATCAAAATATTTCTTCCTCCAGCCACCACTTTTTAATAGAGATTCCATAACCCCTTTATCAGACTTCAATGATTTCCTCCAATTGAGCATTTTTTTTGTTGTTATGCCATAAAACCCTTTTCCATAATGAAAAAGCTGATAATAATGATCTGGTTGCTTTTTAATAAGTTGGATGTTTGTTCGTCCGGCACTCTTCTTATTATTCTTTGAAACCATTGGATTATTTACACCATATTTTGTAAAGATTCTCTCAACAAGAGGATTCTTGCTTATTAAGCTCTTAGCAAGCGTGAGCTTTTCTTCGACAGAATGATCTTCAAGATTTAATCTTGATACACCTTTGTTGTACTGATAAGCATAAGATTGAAACTCATGAAAGTCTTCCATACCTGGTGGGTGTCCAGTATAATATAATTGGTTATAAAAAGGGTCGTCAATAACATTTGTTAGTTCATTGATAAAGTAAGGCAATTCTGGGATTAATTGTGTAATACTCTTGGATGAAATAACATTAATGCCATGCAAAGTTCTTAACATTAAGGACTCTTCAAAATCTTTTGCTCTCTTTCCTGCCTCTTGCTTCTGACTCTTGAAAAATCTTGGATCTAAAGGCATGTGAAGTGAAGGCTTCGGGTTCTCTAAACTTATATAATTTTTTTCCATTTCAATAGCTTTCTCTCTTTGAACAGCAATCACTTCAGAGACTTTGGTAGTATGTGGTACATATTTACACATGTTAGGAAAGTCTATGGGTTCCTCTCTTACCGTAGAACCAGAAAAAAATGAGTTCATATAAGCTTCAGAAGATTTATCCCTCTGTATTGCATTCTCCAATCTCCTATACATCTGTTTCTCTAAATCTGTATAATCACGGATGAAAGAGCTATCTAACACACTATCACCTACTATCCTTGCATCTTTGTAGGTGATTCGAGAATAAGAATTATTTAAGATTCGAACTCTTTCAAG